AAATGTGGTGATTACTTCTACATGTAACACTTCTTGATTTTTACATCCAGCTGCTTTTATTTCTGATACTATTACATCTGCGAATGAGCAAAATGCACTGGTTAATGTATGTGTTATAGTAACCCATTTGTTTTCCTGATCTATCTCTATATCATATATTAGGCCTAAATCGTATATGTTAATACTGATCTCAGGATCAAATACTTCCCTTAGATTTTCTATTACTTGATCTTTATCAATCATTTCTCTTCTCTATTCATTATGTGCTAATTCCGATAATCTGTAAATATCGGAATTAGGTCATATAACCCCCCTTGATTTCCTATGTGAGTAGTAGAGTACCCATATTACCGCTATATGGGTAGTAGAGTACCCAAACACAATACGTCTTATTCTATGAGAGTCTCGTCTACTGTTACTGGTGAATTTGTCTCTACCCATACTCTTGCGCCGCATGATAAAGGTTTATCTGGCGAGTATATTACTTCACTCTCTCCATGTATTCTTACCTTATGGCCGTAGGTATTGCTCTTTGATGTTTTGCATGTTATAACAGGATTGCGCTCTCCTGTCTTATTGTTCTTTCTTATAACGTGCATATTGATGTGTATGCGTTTCTTCATCCGTTTTTATCCATTATAACCTATTGAACTTATTTGTCCCAGGCTTTGATTGCAGTAAAGTTGTTATGAGAGAATTCCATGCGATCAACAAGCTTAACTGCTCCTCCTGATATTCTATCAATTGCAACGTATCCTTCTGGATTTGTTACTCGAAATCCGTCTTGGGTCTTTACAAATGTGTCTGTAAGCCCTTTAACGCTATTGAGTTTGTTTATGATCATTGACTTTGCTTCTACAAGGAGGTTTTGGAAGGTGATGATTTGAATAAGATTCTGAGTATGATTCTTTGCCTCACGGGTAAGTTCCTTCTGGATTTTAAGATACTTTTCCTTACCCTTTGCACTCTTTGATTTATCTACCTGTTTTTGTATTGATGTTTCTACCCACGCCACATATCCTTTTGCATGTGCAGCAGGATTCGTGATAACTTCTCCAGCTCTTACCTTTGAGTTATTATACGTCTTGAGGGAAGCACTCATGATTGCACCCGATAGAGTGTTCTGCATAGCCAGGAACTGGCGTAGCTTGTTTGCATTGATCTTTTGGAATGTGGTGCCTGTCTTGGATAATATTTCCGTAACTTTGGTTGTTTCTTTTTTCGTGAATACTGCTTTACCTGATACATCCTTATACGTTGCATCATCCATCCACACACTGGATGATTTAGTGAGTCCAGAAATATTTGCACCAAACGATGCCTGCATGTCCTGTAGAGACGCACCAGAGTACGTTGTATGCCAAACGATACCAATCTTCGCAGTTTTTATTATAGAGCCAAATTTGCTATCCACAGGAACAGCATATACAATGGTATTAGGCTGAAAGGTGAAATAAGAGACTCCATCAATTGCTGTCTTTTCCACATCATCCGTAAACATGAGATCACCTTGAAGAACTCCCTTGATGCCCAACTTGGAAAACTCTTTAAGGGCAACCTTGAATTTGGAATTGAGGGTGCCTGATAGGTCATCATCTATCTCCTGTGATGTCTTGTATAATTTAGGATTGACGTTGAATACGGATTTCTTTGCAACGAAAAACTTTCCGTCATCGGGGTCTATTCCAGCGAATATTGCGGGAGCTCCATCCCATTTTACAGTCATGTTAACAGATGAACGGCTTGCACCAGCAAGCATATCTCTTAGGGATCGAAGGAAGTTTAGTGCGGCTCTTCCCCCATCAACACCATAGTTAAGAATCTCATCTTCTAAGTGTTCTAGGTGAAGGTTCTTTCCGCCCTTGTCTTCTGAAAGTTCTATAAATGATTTCATGACTATATTTATACTTTCCACCCATCTCCAAATTCAGTCTTATCAAATACAGGGTCACTAAATGATGCATCCTCTTTTTGATTACTATCCGCTAGGCCATTCTGCTCTGCATCGCTTACATCAAATAGTTTCATCTTTGCACGATCAATGCCCAGCACAAATCTCTTATTGATGGTAGGGTCATTGTATCTGTTCTTGAGTTGCTTGACTGCAATTTGATTTACTGCATCAAGTTCCTCATTAGATATGAGCGCAAACATGAGGTCAGCTGTAGCCGGTAGACCGAAAGATTCAGATGTATCTTCCAGACCAATATCAGAGTTGGAGAACCCAGAGCGAGTCGTTTGTGTCGCTGACATAATAGGGACATTTGTCTCAACTGCGAGTCCCCTAAGTTCCTCAGCAATCGCTTTAATATACATGTACGAGTTAACATTTCCATTCGCCTTAAATCTTGATGATGCACATATGTTCAGATAGTCAATGAAGATGATATCTGGTTTGAATGACTTCTTGATAGCCAGCTCCTTGATCAGTCCTCTAAAGTGATTACTGTGCGCTGATGCAGTAGGGTATTCTTTGATAACCAGATTTCCCTTGGTGTTCTTGATGATTTTATCCATCTTTGTATCATACATTGTCTTGGGCAAATCATGCAAATCATCTATAGTGATATTCATGAGGTTTGCATCAATGCGTTCAGCTATACGTTCCTCAGCCATCTCTAAAGTGATGTATAGGACACTTCTGTTCTGACTTAGGCAGTTTGCTGCCATATGACACATGAACAGAGATTTACCTACACCAGTACCCGCAAGGGCAATGTTCAACGTCTTTGTTGGTAATCCCCCCTTGGTAATACGATTAAAGAAATCCAAATCAAATGGAATCTTTTCTTCTATCTTGTGATAAAACTCAAATCGACTATCTGCATCAACCAAATAATCGTGACCAACACGGTTATCGAAACCAACAGCAAGGGCATCTGTAAGAATGCTAGGAAGAGAATCCACCCCACGTTCATTATCCTTCCCCTCAATAATTTTAATCCCTGCAACAATTGCATTATATACCGCCTTATCCTTACAAAATTGTTCTGTGGTTTCTACTAACCACTCAAAATTCACATCGTCATCACTTTTTAGACTCTTAAGCACCGATAATACACGCTTGTAGTCTTCTTCATTTAAATCCTTGCGGCTACTCATCTCAACTTCAATTGAAGTGTGATTAGGAAGAGCATTATATTTCTCTACAAACTTTTGTATTTCTTCAAATACGATACGATCAGTCCTATCAGAGAAGTAGTCACCTTTCAGAAAGGGAAGCACTTTACGAGCGAATGTCTCATTGTGAATAAGATTCGTAAGTGCTGTATGCTCAATTGTTGTCAATATCTGGTTCTCTCATTATTAAATTTACTAATAGTCATATCTACAAAATTTACAAAATCACTTTTCCATTTTTCTTTATTGTGTTTTTCCCAAGTCATTTCTTGAATTTCTTTTCTATCAACATTCTCAAAAGACTTTATAGCTTTTACAAGTGCATCTTTATCATCTCTAGGTATCTTTATATAATGAGACTTATCTGCTGGTATAATTTCAGAAGCATGATCACCATTTTTATCTGAATTAAGTATTACTGGAATCCCACAAGATAGAGCTTCCATAGACGTAATTCCCCAAGTTTCAGCAGTCCACGTTGAGAAGTAAGTTTTACATTTAGATATGTTTTCCATCACTTCTTTATATGGTTTATCCCAAACTACATCATCCCAATCTTTGTTTCTTTCGTAATACTTAATATCTAACTTATTTTGTGTTTGTGATGTAATGACAAGACTTTTTATATCTTTACCTTTTGTCATACTTTTAAGTTTGAATGGAGCTTTTCCATTATCACATCTACCGATAGTTCCACAATCGTATTCTGGTTCTACCATCTTTGGTTTAACTTTACAGTATGATGGATTTATGTAACCAGCTATCGGAAGAACTCTTTGACCTGTTCTTTCTGCCATCTCTTTATATTTTCTCTCTTGCCACTTAGACACAAAAAACATAGAGTGACCTCTATCAATTCCTTGATTCCATCTATAGATTGGAGCTGCCATAGGATAGACACAATGTTCTACAAACATTATGGGAATATTTGACTTTATAATGTATTGGTTATTAAAAACTGCTTGTGCAAAATTGCACACAATAACATCTACTTTATAAGCCTCTGCAAGATGCACAATGTTCTCTGCAATTTCTTTTTTATCAGATTGTTTACTCCAAGTTATTTGTTCATAGGGAAATTGATAAACGACAGTATCAAAGTTTTCTTTGATGTTCTTCATAAATTGCTCAGTTCCCCCACTCACGATAGAGTGAGTGAGGGGCCTGTTGTAGGGGTCTTGAAAAGGAAGAAGAATTTTCATCTTCTACTTATTCGCAACCGACACAATCAAATCAACGTATCTATAAGAACCAAGAGTATAACCAACACTATTTATAAATTGCTCAGTATATGTTCTAGTTTGACTCGCAGCACCATCATCCCAAGCTTTTTCCCAATCTTTACCAGCATGATATACCAATGGTATTATGAGTTTTGGATTATCTTCTGGGTGTGTCTCAATTCCAAGAAAGTTTCCTTTTTCATCAAATTTAGAAATTGCATTTGCAAAATTACCAACTCCAAATGTTGCTGTTGTTCCTGTAACAATTGTAGCATTTGGATATTTTTTTTGTAGTTCTTCTTTTGTATCTTTGATAAGTTTTTTTGCTTCTGGTGATTTTGTATCAAGGTATCTACCATTTGTTTTTAACTTTTCTGCATTTTCATTACTTCTCCATATACTTTGAGCCTTTGATATGACAGGTTTTGTGTTAACAACATTTCTTTCTAATAAATATCCATAATTAAAATCAGACTCGATTTGATCATAATCTTTACTTCTCTTAACAATCAGTTCAGCCCAATCTTTTGTTTTCATATTTAGTGGTGAATCTACATGAGGATTTCTTGCAGAAGCTAAATCCTCTATTGCTGGTGTAACTTTGATTTCATTATTTTTGATTAATGGTTTCCATAATTTTTTAGGAAGATCGTAATGAATTATATCTTCTCCATCTTTGGACTTATCTACACCATCAAGACGTTGATTACCATCAACCCATAACTTTGAGTCACCCCACCCATCAAAAGAGAGGCCTGGTGGAAGAAACGAAACATCTCCAAGTTTACTATTAATTTTTGCAGCTATACTAGCTGTATAATCACCATCAGTTAATTCATCTGCACGAACTTGAACTTTATCCCATTCCTTAACTTCTTTTATTGGTGTAGACACTAAATATTCGTCTAACTCTCCATTGTTAAGTTTTTCATTCAAAGAATTTGCATATGATACAACTTTAGCAGATATTGATGTATATCTACTCCCACCATTTGTGTTGTTATAATATTCTTTGTTATCTGGATTTTTTGCATCTACTTTTTCAAGCATTTGGTTTTCTAAGTCAAACATATCGTATGTGGTTCCTTTCTTTACGATTTCAAAATATACTTTAGTATCTGGATTTCTCAAATCTTTTAAAAACTCTTTACTTTCTGATGAAAAATTATAAGGATCTAATATTAAACCTTTATGAGCTCCAATATAAATTTTCCGTGTTCCATCTAAAAAAGTTACAGTAATTCTATAAACATAAGCACTGTAATATTCAATATGTGGAACTAAATCAATATCAAATTTAGTTATCTTTTCACTCATTTATCACATTCTCCATCTTTTCACTAAATTGTTCAAAATATTCGTCCTCTGTCAAAAGAACTTTTTTGTAATTATCTCTGTATTCTTTTATTAAGCTACCACAACCATCTCGCAAAGTCAATACCCTTTTCTTAAATTCTTCAAAAGAATCTACTCTTTGAAATGGATCAATGTTATACGTGTTATTCTTATCGTAATCTCTCCACACAAATGGAACTATACCAATAGAAAGGGCCTCTGGATACCTTGAGGTTGTAGCAGTTGGGTCTAACCAGTTAAAACATAGTGTACATCGTGCTGGTTCTAACATAGGATACAGTTGTTTCCAATCCTTAATCCATGCAGCCTGTCGTTTAACACCAGAAGGAAATCCACCAACCAGAACCGTAGATATATCCTTGTCTTTGTAAATCTGTCGTATAGTTTTCTCTCTATCGTGTCCATGTTTCATTCTACCCCAATAGGCAAAGTCAATAGTTTTTTCATTTCCTATCATGTCTGCAAGAGGATTTTTGAGTGTCTGAATAAAGTGATACTTCATACCATGAATATTACCAGAAAAGTCTATCTCATCTATTGTATGAAAGCTTTTGATGTTTGGTAAGAAACTACGATATAATTCTTCTGTATCACCCCTATCACTTCTCCACATGATTACAGTTTTACCTTCAAAGTATGGTGCAATCTTTTCGATATGACTTTCAGACTTTGCTAAGTCTTTAGGATTCATCTGTAACTCACCATGATATCTAAATTCAGAGTCAGATGGTATTACAATTACATCAGCCCATTCAATATTCTCTGGAGTTCGTTTGGGTCTATTTTTGTTAAACGATACATTGTAAGTTCTGTATTCATGTTGAGGGTTTGCCCTCATCCACTTAACATAGTTCTCAAAAAAACTATCTAATACAGTTTCAAGTGGGCCATTATATTTTACGTTAGAACGCAGTCTTGCAATAGTAATCTTCATTTTATCAGAACCGATTGTCTATTATTCCATGTAAAAATCAATTCAGAATTATATTTGTTTAATGGGAATTTATCATAATCTATTTTTGAAAAACCACCAACCTTTTTAAGTCTTCTATTTGTTGATTGTCCACTTTGATTAACTAAAAGAATTTTAATATCATAAGTTATAAGTTTATCTAAAAAAGATTCTATTTCTTCATTAGGCCAGTGCATAATTACATCTTTTATGAGTATAAGTTCTCTATTTTCTAGATAAGGAAAAACAGTAGTATCACTTATAAAAGAATATTTTGGAAATTGTTTCTTATTATTCTCTATAACAGAATCTACAACATCCAATCCAAGATAATTAACATTACCCCAATCAATATACTGACTGAATTGCCAATCACCACACCCAAAATCAATTACACTTTTTATATTGTTGTCTCTTAAAAAGTTTTCTAAAAATGTAATATATGGTGTATTAAACTTTGGTCTACTTCCAGCACCAGAACCTCTTCCCTTACCCCAAAATTCTTTTTCATATATGTTAGTAAATTCATTTTTCATCTTATAATATCAATTTTATTCATAGTGTCCTGATTCCAAACTTCAAGTTCTCGCCTTATGCGACCATCAGATACCACATTATTATATCGTTTGGAAGCGTTCTTTTTCCAATTTGCAATGATATTTTCTAACTCGAATCTATCATAGTTTTGTGCTTTTGTCAAGTTATTTTCTTTACCAAGTAGCACTTCTTTTGCATTTTCATATCCATAGGTTGACATATAAAACCGCTTCTGAGTAGTTACGTCACCCGCTTTTGTCATTTCTTTTATGAACAACTCATATGCTTTTGTATCATGTTCTTTTAGGCTTGATTTAATCACACCCACCATTTTAGTTTGCATTTTAAGTTTGCGGCTTGATACGCCTTCACGAATAATGGGTTCGCCTCCATTCTTATCAGTGAACCAATCTCTCATTTCAAAATAGATTTCTTCACCCAACGTAAGAAGGAATTTAGATTGCGTGTCGCCCTTATACCGTAAATATGGACGGAGGCCGTCATACATACTTCCACCCTTAATATTGCCATATAAGCTCGTTGTCTCAAATAAGCAAAACTCTGTATTATATTTTTTATCCAGTTTCCTTCGTATATCAGAAGAACAACAAATGGAAGCAAGCAACTTACCACCTAGACAATTAAATCCAAACGGTTGTGCAGGCACAATGTTAAACCCCATTATGGCACGCTTGTTGAATATGTCCAAGTCTGGTATACCACCAAGAAAATCATTCCTTGGTTTTGAATTAATCAGTGGTGAACCAAATCGAATAAACCCTGCAATCTTATCTGTGTTAGTTTCTTTAATTATATATTTCACAGTCTTGCCTGGGTTTTCATCTGGTGAAAATGAGGCAGTCATCTCTAACAAAGTATCAAATGTTTTAGATTGCATTTGTACGATAGAGAAGTTCATATCTTCTGGATGCATATCAAACTCTTGAAACAGATCATCTTCTAAACCCATGCCAGGCAATGATACTGGAATATTCTTTAGACGTTCAATTTTTCTTGCCCGAAAGTAATCATCAATACGATTAAAATCTTTGAAGTAGTACATTATTTTTGTTGCAGCGTATATTGCGTCTTGTTTTTCTAATATCATATTATACCTAAAAGTGGAGCGGGCAGAGAGAATCGAACTCCCATCAACAATTTGGTAAACTGTAGCTCTACCATTGAGCTATGCCCGCAATTTTAGTTATCAAGTTCTTCTGTCAAATCTTCATCTACAGAATTAGTAATAATATCAACCAGAATATCGCCAATCAAATTACGAAAATCATCTTTGAAATATTCTTCTGGATACTTATTATTATCAACTATAACATAGTCAAACCGAAAAGGCAAGTCACCTTCTGAATTTAATTCATCTTCATTCGGTATTGATACTTCACCATACTTATAAATCACTCCTTGGTATCTACCAGCTTCATCCGTTAGACCTATACAAGTGTCCTTCTCATACTCTGCTGAACCATTGTCACGGTCCTTAATCTTTCTAATAACATATCGGTACTTATCCTTAATATCAGACATTTTCAAGCATCCATTCTAAATATAGTTCTTCGTGTAGTATGACATATCCATCGCTATCACCATACGTTTTGATGTGCGTGTATACCTCTTTTGGTGCATAGATTTCCACTTGGTTCTTCCACCATTCTACAGGCCTTCTAGTCACATGTGCATTTGAACCATCAGACAGAATTGCCTTTGCTTCATTGTTTGCAATACCCAGATACACGAACCGTTCTGCTCGTGAAAATATCTGTTCAATAACCTCTGGAATTTGTTCTTCTGGTATATGTTCCATCACATCAGACGAGAATACACCATGAAATGTGCTATCTGGCAACTCATCATGGTCTGGTATAGCAGGATCGTAAAGAGTGGGTGTTGGCCAACCCCAATCATTGACTTCATATACGGCACCCTTACCGCAACCAAAGTCGAGTAGAGTTTCTGCCTTCGTATCTATGATTAGATCGTCTATGTGACGTTTATGGAACTTGAGAGCTCCACCATTTCCATAATCATGTTGTTCCTTATGGAACTTCTTGTATTCGTCAATCCACCAATTACTCATTTATCATTTCACTTATTTTGATTCTTCAAATGCTCTCTTGAATATAGATCGTGCATCTAACATATATTCTCTTGGTTTTTCTTTTGGCTCTTCTTTTATCTTAAATTTTATACTATTTTGTCGTTCTAATTTGTCTATTTTAGTCTCTAAAACATCCAGTTTATAATTCTTGTATATACCATCAGCAACACTTAATAGTGTCATTGGTAAACAACCACTAACTGCGAGAGTTAACGTAAGTATCAAGGTCAGATTGAGAAAATTCAATCTGATTCTTTTCAACCAATACTTGGTAGTTTTTAAGATGTTCATTTGCAATATCGTCCTTAGATTGACCATGATAAGCTACAGCATGGTAGTTATCAATCATCCAATCATTAATTGTTGTTGTACGATC